TGGCGCGGCAACAAACAAATACTCATCATTAAAATCGAACTGAGAAACTGTGCCGCCCGCTGTTACGCCAGAATTTACTTCAACGCTGGAGTATCCATTTGGCGTAGTTCTAACCCGCATAATTTTACCGCCGGTTGATTCCTGAACGATAATAAAAACCGAATTGGTTGAATCCCATTTTATTAAGCAATTATCGACACCGGTTAAACCGCTTTGTCCTGCTGTTAAATCAGTCCATGTAATCCCGTCATCTGTTGACACATACATTTTTTGACCATAACCGATAGCGCACCAAGTACCTGCATTATCTGTAGCTACTGAATAAATTGCTGCAAGTCCGTCTGATTTAACTAAAGTGTAACTGACACCGTTATCAGTGGACCTGTAAATGCGCCTATTATATCCGAACGGTGTAGCACCACCCGCACCACCAGCAACAATTATAGTTCCTGTGGTAGATTGCTCTGCTGCCCAAAAATGAATATTTGTTGCTGTTGTTACGGCGGCTGTTAGTGTTACGCCGTTATCGGTTGAATAAAGTATTAAGCCTAATCTTGACGCTACCACCAAATTTCCGTTTGAAACTTTTATAACTCTTTCAAAACCCGAACCGTTACCTGAATAAGTGGCGACATAATTTCTAATTGTTGGTGTATTTGTTAGCGAATCAAAAATATACATTCTTGTCTGTGTAGTGCCTATGCCGTCGCCCAACGACACCGCCACATAAATAGGATCTGGCAGCGGCCAACCAACGACGCCACCACCCACGAAAGCCTGAATATCAAAGCTCAACGTCATGTAATCTCTTGGCCCGCTGTTCACTGCCTTGATTGGCGAGTTGAGCCAACAGTAAGCCACATCGTTCGGAAAAGTAGAAGGTCTCCAAGCGAACACGAACGGCTTAATCTCAATCTCTTTATTCAACGCCTCAAGGTTATTCCTAATCCACGAAGGTTTCATGTTATCTATCTGCACGCTGGTAGCAGCGCCAGTGCGCAGCGAGTACACGCCAGCATCAAATCCGTTTTCTGTTTTGTTGCGGACTATCTGTGTTGTCCGGTTTAGATTGATCGGTGCGTGTCCACCGTAGAACGTTTTTGGCAGTTGTATCGACTTGCCGAGCATGACTATTCCGAGAATGCTCAGATCAGCAGCTTCGGTTATGCTGATCCTAAATCGTGACGCAGTTACCTCGGTAAATATAACCGCGTGCACTGCCGTTGTAGTGGTCTGTACATCCTCGTGTAAATCAACCCAGTCCGCACCATCGTAATACTGAAAAACGAACGTCAGTCCGGTATGCAGGCCAATGGCGCACATATCAACCGGGTAAGCAGTGGATAGCGTGACTTCCAGCGTTGCCGGTAATGCTGACCACTCCCACCAGTCATACGTGCCACCATCAACCGCGTTCTCAAGCCATCCATTATCCGCGCCGACTTCACTGGATGCCGTTACAGTACCTTGCTGAAAAACATTATCAACCAGGATTCGAGGCCTGTTTGCGATGTCGCCTGGTTGCGAGTTGATCGTTAGGTTTGGCGATATGATCACGCTCATGCAGTAATCCCCACAAGCCTATCGCCTGCGCGCAGTCTATCGTTGATCAGTCCGATAATGTCGCCAAACTGACCACCGCTGAACATTTGATTTGGGTTAAGCCCGTTAACTGCTACGTTAAACGTATTTGGTGGTGGCTCAGCAGATGGAGCTGCACTTGATGCAGACGCAGCGCCGCCGCCAGATCCACCGCCACCTCCTCCATAGCTCATCGATCTGATTTTGCTAACTTGAGCAAAACCATTTGCAGCAGCCCACGCGACTGCCGGGATGGCTTGCGGCCATCCGAGCTTTACGCCTGCGGCAATACCCTGATAAGTGCTTATCAGTGCATCACTCAGCGCAAGCGCCTGGTTGACCTTAAACATCTTCTTGCTGCCGGTTGACGCCGTTTCAATCATGCTCCGGAATGCGCCTACAGTCTCGCTTGCAGCAAAACCGTAATGCTCGCGGATTAGCTCATTCATTCCGTCGTAGCCAGACTTTCGGATGTTGTACAAGTCCTCCATGTACTTTTGCTCAGCAGCTATCGACAGCATACGATAGTCAGATTCATCAATTACGCCTTGCTCTAAAGCTGTCAGCAAGTCGTCACGCTTGATCTGATAGTCATGCCGAAGCAAGTCTTCTTCTTCTTTGAGTGATTCGCGGATTAGCGACAGTCGCTCTTTGCGCCTGTTTTGCTCGAATGCGTTATCATCGCCGCCACCATTACCGCCGTCTGTTTTGCCGCCGCCTGCGTCAGGAATTACCAAGCTGCTGCGGATAACATTGCTTTGCTCGACAACATCCGCGACAAACGCCTTTAATTGCTTGCTTGGCAAGTCAGACATCAGCAGGTTCTGGAAGTCCTCAGAAATCATCCCAAAGATCTGCTCAGTCTCAGCCTGCGACCTGCGCACTGCTTTCATGAACGCGGAGTCGCTAACAGTGTCGATTAGCGGGATTTTTTCAAACGGGTTGAACGTGTTTATGTTCTTGATTATCAGGTTCAAGCCATTCGTAAATTGATCAATCCAATATGCGCTGACATCAATCAACCAGACAAAAAACGACTTAAATCCTGTGTACATAAAGTGTGTGCCCTTGGCAACTGCGGCCAGAGCGATCTTTAAAGTGTGCCAAGCGTCAAGGAATGGCCCCATAGCTGCCACGGCTGCGTTGAGCACCTTAACTGTAATCTGCTCAAAACCGCCCATCTCGTTACTGCCATCAAGAATGCGATCAGCGACAGCAGTGATCAGTGGCATCAATCCGAGAGCTATCTGTTGTTTTGCGACTTCGATTTTTGCTGATATTTTATCGAACGACGTGCCCATTTGAGCAAGCCTTTCGATATCAACATCCGACAGCACTATGCCGAGATTATCAGCCTCAAGCGCAAGCCTGTTAAGCTCTCTTCCATTGTCGCGCAGCAATGGCAGTAGCGCGGTGGCATCGCTGGCGATGGCCTCCATGTAAAACGTCATGTCGGCTTGAGAAAGGTTTGCTTGCTCCAGTGACGAGACGTAAAGCTGTAGTGCGTTTTTGCCTGAAAGCCCTTCAAATTGCTTTCGCGTCACTCCAATCTTTGGCGCAATCTGCTCAAAGAAATCAACCAACGGGCCAGCGCCTGCTTGATTAAAATCACCGATTTTATCTAGGGTGTCTTTGAAAGCATCTGCAAGCTTGTCTTGCTCAAAGCCGACTGATTTTGCTGCATAAGCGTACCGCTGGAAGTTTTCAACAGACTCACCAGCGACTTGAGATAGCATTTTGATTTGCTTTGCCGATTCGGCAGATTGTTTTGATACGGCTATTCCAGCTGCGCCCATAGCGGCTGCCGTTGCAGCAGCCCACTTACCTACAACGTTGGTAACGTCGCGGAATTGTTGTACTGATTTCTTGCTGAATACTTCGGTTTTGTCTATCGCACGCTGAACGCCTGCGATATAGGCACCTGTCTCTGCGATGAATCGGATTACTATAGCCATTTTTAATCATCCAAAAGCGTTAACAGGTAGTCCCAGTCCGTTTCGTTTGTCGCGTCGTTTTGAACCTCTAGTTTAGCTTCATACTCAATCCAAAACGAATCCGGGTGCATAGACCAAAACTCAGACGGCTGGATGCCCCATGAGCGAGCAAGCAGGTAGCACTCGTCCGTTATGTATCCGGGTCGATCACTACCGTTTTCTTTTCCGCTTTTTTTTTGGGTTCGCCACGCAAAACATTAGGCGGCACCATCAACGCAAGAACTGCCTGCGTTGCGTCAGTCGCCGCACTCATCGCGCCTTCACCACTGAACATGTCGGCATAAACGTCACCGTCAGTGACCCTAAAACCAGCATAGCGAAGGATCTTACCGTAAGCCATAGCCATAGCGGCCATAGGTGGCTCACCCTCCTGAACAGACTCCATCAGGCGCGGTAGCGAGATAATGCGCTCAACCTGAGCGATCAAAGGCATTATCTCGTTGGGCTTGATCGTTTTCGTTTCGCCATTGTAGTCGATAACTATCGGATCAAACATAAATTACGCCGCCGTGTAAACCCAAGGGCCGCTTGACTGCAAAGATCCGCTAAATTTCAGCGCGTCTCCAGTGTCACCAGCCTCTTCCAAGTTAGCCAGGAAAAAGTCACCAGAAACAGTGTCGCCGTTCGGATATTCAAGCGTGATGTCGGTAAACAACTGGCTGGCGTTTGCCATGATCAATGCGCGAAGTGTGGTGTCTTTCGTGATGCCGTCGAATGAAATATCCATCGACTTGACGCCAGGGTCACTCATAAGCGTGCGGAAGCCAAGCTCATCGTCGGTGGTAACATCAACAGGGTTGTTGTTGACTGATGCTGTTTTGGCTTGCATCCCGGCGATAACAGTGCCATTTTTCTTGATTGCAAAAGCGCGGCCTTTTTGTGCTGCCATGTTAAATCACCTCGAAGTACATTTTGAATTGCAGTATGCCGTGTCTTGTCTTGCCGTCAGGCTCAACAAAACTGTCAGTTGAGACATGGTTAATGTCCAGTACATGATAACCTGTAGTGCTTGTCGCTGTCCTGTTTAGTGCATTGTGAACAGCGTTTGCGATATCGAGTAGCTCTTTTTTGCCGCGGTAGCGTGACCAGATATGTACCCTGAAATCACACTGCCATCCAACCTCTGTGTCCGTGTCCCAGCTTAGATAATCGTCATCACCGATAACGATAAACGGGAAAGCGCCATCGTCTTCGCTTTTCGCTGCTTGTGGAACGTCATCGTAAACACCAGTAACAAGCGCCATCACCGCACTTGATGCAGTTAACTTGCTGTAAATTGCGCCTTGTATCTGGGTTAAACTCATTTAAGTGCCTTTTGCAATTCTTTTGCAATGCCTGCAAGAAACTCAAACTTAATATCTCGCTCGGCGCTTTGTTCTTTTGAAGCCTCTACCGGCCTTATAAACGGCTTGGCAGGCATGTTGACAGTGCCGTACTCGACCATGTGCCAATAATAAGCGTCGTTCTTTTTGTTTTTTCCTTGATCCACATAAACATTGGTTTGGTATACGCCGTTTCTTGGCTTTCTGTCTTTCGATTTTATAGCTCGTTTTAGCGTGCCTTTTTTTGTAATCTTTTTGGATTCACCTTTTGCGTACTTTACAACATCATCTGGATGCACCGGAGCGTTTGCGCGAATTTTATCTCTCGCCTCACGCGCTTCTTTGCGTATCGCGCTGCGAATTACATTACCTGCTTTGCGTATGCCGATAGACTCAAGCGCCTTGATAACCTCTTTGTCGCCGCTTATGTCGATACTCATATCGCAGCACCTTGGTCGGCTTCAATCTCCATGTAGAGCGGCCTGTTAGACAACTGCCGCACGAAGCGGATATTGAACTGGCGACTGTTCCAAACAATTACATTACGCTCATCGATGTCGGCGCGGTTGCGTATTGTGAAAACATAACCCGCTTCGGCGTTGACGCGATCTGTATCAAACCTTTCCCGGCCAGACTTTGCACGCACCGCTGCCCAGACTGTCGGCGTGACAGGAATGTCAGTCCATCCGCGAACAGCTCCACCAAGACCATCGTCGTTGCGTGACTCGGCCTTGAATGTAATGCGCTGATCAAGCTGCCCCGGATGGCTCATTGATTAGACCTGGTGGCCTGATGCGTTGATGTTGATGGTCAAATTGGTTGTAGTCGAGGCTACGCCCAAAATAGTGACGTAATCGTCGCTCGCAAGATCCGCTACCGGAGCGATGCCGCCTGCTGTGCTTGACAGCACATAAACAGCGCCAGCAGTCAACACGGCGTTAAAAGTAACGTCGCCTGATGTTGCGTAGCTGCATGGTTGTCCGGCAGCGCACGAATTAAGCGCAATACCAACAGCCGCCGCAGTCGTAACACTCGCGTCATTATCGGCAAGCGCAACCAGGTCGCTTGAGTTAACGTAGACAACCTGGCCAGCAGTGATAGCGGCGGCTGCGTTTTTTGTCTGTCTTTTTGTAGTGCTAGTTGGAACGACGCTAGCAGCGGTAACTGAAATATCAGCCATAAGATGCCTCGTAGAAATTAAATATGGTGTATGGATAAATCAACGGCTGCACCGCTTGCGGCAGCGAGCTGATTGAATCTCTGTTTTCGTACAACTGCCCGGCAGTGTACTTGATGGCGTGCCGCAACCCTTCAGGAACGTCGGTTGCATCGTCACCATAACCGCAGATAAACGTGATAATTACGGCGTTCAGGCGCGGATAAGTCGCAGGCCAGTCGTAACCGTCCTTCGGCCTAACCATGCCTTCATCGCCGTAAATATCCACTTCATACTCGTCGGCGCTGAGCGTTTGCAGCGTGTTGTCAGTGTCGTAATACTGGATCGAACTGATCGACTGCAAGCGCCCAAACGGCAACGTGATTTCACGCATTGCAAATTTGCCCAAGTGCAAGCGCCATGTTTGTGTGATGAATTTACGCTGCGTGTAGTTCTCGCACCACTGCCTTGCGGTAGTGATGCACAAACCAATGTAGGTATCCTCATCGTCCAAATCTATCCGCAACTGCGTCTTAACTTCGGCGACAGTTACGGGTTCGATGTCTGGCGCTGTAACCAGGCTTGTACGCATAACGATTAGATCACTTCATCAACAGACGCTAAATCAGCAACCGGCTGATAGCGACCGTCTAGGCCGATAATTACCGCGCCCATGTCGCTTGCAGCAGTGCCAACAGTGACAGTAACTGCAACATGAGTAAACCCACCAGCAACGTCCAACTCATCAGATCGACAATTGATAATCGCCTGCTTGTCGCTGTCAGTGCCAGCTTCGGTTAGCTGAGTAATCGCCTTACCGGTAATGTCTTTAGAGCTTGTTCCGCTTGAGTCGGTTGCTTGCACCAGTTTGGCGTCAACAGTGGATGTTGATGCCATTGTGCCGACCATAATAACTGCCATCAATGACTCAAAATCAGCCAATGAGACATAGTCGCTGGTGTAAGCCGCAGCAGTATAAGCATCCGGGTCAATGGTTGCAGCAACTACAGCGCGATTGCTCGGTAAAATGTTTGCGTTCATTTTTTCAATCCTCAAATAAGCGCCCGGTTAAGGGCGCTGTTAGATTAGCTGCGTACTGCAAGCGTGATGTAGTGACCACGGGTTGCTGAGCCATTTGCAGGGCTTACAGCAGCGCTCAGGTACGGCTGACCACCTAACCGGAATGTCCAGCGGAAAGCCTGAACGTCGTAGTCAAAATACAAGTGCATGCTTGATCCGAACTTGATGCCGCTAGACTTGCGAGCCAGGTAGTAACCCATTGGATCGACAAACAGGATGTCGCCCTCATCGCCCAAGGTCTTGCACTGGTCGCTAAACATCACCGGACGCCCAAGCAGGAAACCGCCAGGCGCTTGAGTGAAGCCACTGGCAGGCGGAGTCCATACCGGCTGATCGCCAATAGTCAGGGTCATAATTTCAGGGATGACATCCTGGTTAATGATCCAGACCGCGCGGCCAGGGTTCAGGTTGCGCGCGTACATTTTGGCTACGTTCTTTGCAACAACAGTATCAGCCGTTTGCGAGCCTTCTTTTGCAACAGTTACTTTGCTTGCTGCTGTATTAAAGCCCAGTGGCTGACCTGCGC